ATTCACAAAATGGCTTTGGAATCTGAAAAAGACGGCATGGAATCCTACCGGGCAACCGATTGGGAGCCATACGAAATTAGCATGGTGAGCGTACCAGCAGACGCCGGGGTCGGCATTGGCCGAGGCGTTGATGGTGAGCATCAAACCGAAGTAACAAACATTCAAATTAAACAAGTTGAGGGATCCAAAATGGATACGAAAGCACCAGAAGCCACACCCGTTGTGGATAACACATTTGCAATTGAAGATGTAAGAAAAGCCGAATTGGGCCGCATTACTGACATTGAAGCAATTGGCAATCAGCACGGTTTTGAAACCGACGCACGCGCAGCAATCACTAGCGGACAGTCTGCTAATGAGTTTCGCAGTCACGTTTTAAACAATATCAGCAAGCCAGCGCCAGTTGTTTCAACGGACATTGGTTTAACGGAAAAAGAAGTTCGCAATTTCTCCTTTATGCGCGCTATTCACGCATTAGCTAACCCAAGTGATCGTCGCGCACAAGATGCGGCAGCGTTTGAATTTGAAGCGTCACGCGCAGCGGCAGACCAAATGGGCAGAACAGCTCAAGGTTTGTTTGTGCCAACCGAAGTGTTAAAGCGTGATCTAAACGTGGGCACGGCGACGGCCGGCGGTAATACCGTTGCAACCGATCTTCTAGCCAATAGCTTTATTGACAGTTTAGAAAACGCCATGGTTGTTGCCGGTTTAGGCGCGACAATGTTGCGCGACCTCAATGGTAACGTGGCCATCCCGCGTCAAACCAGTGGAGCAACAGCCTATTGGGTTGCGGAATCGGCCGCTGTTACTGAAAGCCAGGCAGCGTTTGACCAGGTATCAATGACACCCAAGACGGTTGGTGCGTTCTCTGACATTAGCCGCAAGTTGTTGCTACAAAGTTCAATTGACATTGAAGGTTTTGTACGCAACGACCTGGCAATGCGTTTGGCAATGGCCATTGACCTATCGGCAATCGCTGGCACTGGTTCTAGCAACCAGCCCACCGGCATTTTAGCCACAACCGGCATTGGCGCGAAAACCTTTGCAGCGGCCGGCAATCCAACATTTGGCGAAATGGTCGATGTTGAAAGCCAGGTTTCGATTGATAACGCTTTGTTTGGCTCTTTGGGCTATGTCTCAACGGCCGCAATGGCGGGTGCCATGAAGCAAAAAGCTAAGGATGCCGGTTCGGGTCAATTCGTAATGGCTAACGGCCAGGTCAATGGTTACAACATGAGCGTCACAAATCAAATGACGGCCAACACCGTTGTATTTGGTAACTGGGCTGATTTGATCATTGGTATGTGGGGCGGCTTGGACATCAACGTCGATACCTCTACTGGTTCAGCGTCAGGCACGGTTCGCGTGGTTTGTTTGCAAGATGTTGATATTGCAGTTCGCCATGCTCAATCGTTCGCCAAAGGCTCTGGTGGTTCTTAAACCCTAGACCCTAGACCCTTGGGCGGGGTAACACCCGCCCATTTTTAACCAGGTAATAATTAACCAGGTGAATATATGAAAGTTAAAATTTTAAACAGTACAGCCGCAAGCGGCAAAGATTTGTTAGCTGGTTCAGTCGCAGAAGTGAGCGACCAGGACGGGCAAACCTTAATTCGTATGGGCAAGGCAGAGGCATATACAGCCACCGAAGCACCAGCGAAAGCAAAGAAAAAGGCATAACCCATGTCTTTTGTTGAGGATTTTGATTCGTTTTTTGATACGGAAGATTTCGCAGTAGATGCGACATTCGGAAGCACAACGATCAATGGAATCTTTGACGAAAGTTTTATGGAAGTGCAGGGCGTGGAAGGTTTTCACCCGGTGTTCACTTGTGCCCAGGCCGATGTTTCAAGCATAGCCCATGGTGACGCGTTGACAATTGGCGGCGTGGTTTATCACGTCCAGGGAGTGCAGCGCGACGGCACTGGTATTGTCTCGCTAATACTTGAGGACCAAACGTAATGCCACACGCACGGCAGCAAATACGCGCCCAGTTGGTGACGACGTTAACCGGCCTAACCACAACCGGCAGCCGGGTTTATGATCGACCTATTTTTGCTTATGACGTGTTACCAGCTTTAACCATTTACGCGGACCGCGATACTGTAAATGAAGATTTAAGCAGCAAGACAAAAAATTGGCACAATCTGCAATTGAGAGTAGAAGCCAGGGCAAAATCTAAGGACGGCGTAGAGGACGTTATTGACACAATATGCGCCGAGATTGAAACCGCCATTTTTGCAGATACCACATTAAATTCCAAAGTCGTGGAAGTAGATTTGGAAGATACACAAATTGAATACAGCGCCGACCAGGAGAAACCAATTGCCCTGGCGACTTTGACATTAACGGCAGTGTATAGAATCGCGCCTGGTGCGCCAAATACTTTGGCAAACTAATGCTATTCAAACCGAACAAAAGTGAGGGTAAAAAATGCTGATGTATAAAAATGGTGAGGTTGTAGACACCCATGCAAGCCAAATCCAAACAATGAAAAACCGCGGCTGGAGCGATAAAGCGCCGGCTGCAAAACCAAAGAAAGTAATCACTAAAACTAAGGAGGCCAACTAAATGGCTAATCATACAGCAACAGTCGGCCTGGTAAAAATCGGGTCCACCACCATCGGCGAATTACGAAGTTATTCACTAAGCGAGAGCGTTGGAACAATTGAAGATACCACCCTGGGTGACGCAGCTAAAACCTACAAAGCCGGGCAGACCACATTTTCTGGCTCTTGCGAAATGTTTTGGGACGAAGCCGACGCTGGCCAAAACGCCGTCACAATTGGCGCGGCCGTCGTGTTAAATCTTTACCCGGAAGCCGATGCAAGTGGCGCAACCTATGCCACCGGCTCAGTTATTGTGACCGAAGTTGGCGTGGCTGGAGCAATTGAGGGAATGGTAGAACAGTCGTTTAGCTTTACAGGCACAGGCGCTCTTACCTGGGGCACTGTTTGATCTTCATGGCTATTCAAAGCTAACAAAATTAGTGCGGTGGCATAGCATTTTGCTAAAAGCGTTTTCCCCGATGCGCGAGCCACCGCCTATTTATATCGGGGTTTATTTAATCGGGGAATTTTTATGAGTAATATTTTAGAAGTCGCAAAGACGCAATTTAGGGACCGCATGAGCGGCAAATTGCAAAGTTCAAATGTGCCCGAATGGGTGGTGGACGGCAAAGAAACCGTCATATTTTATAAGCCATCAATGAATTTTAAGGAACAGGGCGAAGTGCTAAAACTTCACGGTGAAGGAAAGCAAGCCGAAGCCGTGGCCATGACCTTTATTTTAAGGGCAATGGACGAAAACGGAACCAAATTATTTACGCGCTCTAACATGACCGAATTAATGCGAAGCGTGGACCCGGACATTATTAGCCGGGTGGTTTCAGAAATGGGCGGCGACGACCCAGAATTTGAGGATGCAATAAAAAACTAAAACAGGACCATGATTTGAGGTTCGCCATGATGTTGGCCGAACACCTCCACAAAAGCCTGGGGGAAATCATGGACCTGGATACCGACGAAATTATACTTTGGGCAGCGTTTTTGGAATTGAAAAATGGCAAATAAAGATATTAAAATTCAGATAAAAGCGGTCAATAAAACGCGTAGGGCTTTTATGGCTGTTACCGCTGGATTAGGTGGTATCGCCAAAGCCGCATTTTCAATGAAAACGGCCATTGGTTTGGCAGCCGGTGCCCTTGGTATTGGTTTCTTAATCAAACGCTCAATGGATGCAACCGATGAACTGGCCAAAACAGCCAGGGCGATTGGTTTGTCTGTTACTGAATTGCAGCGGTTCCAATATGCCGCTGAACTAGGCGGCGTGGAATCTAGGGCTTTAAACAAAGCCATGCAAAAACTGGCCATAAATATATCCGATGTGGCTGGCGGCACGGGCGAAGCCAAAGACGCTTTTGAACGGTATGGCATTGTTGCTAAAAATGCAGACGGCACGACCAAAAGTGTTTCCGACGTTATGGGCCAGGCGGCAACCGCCTTGGAAACCATGACCAATAAAACCGACAGAGCATCATTTGTATATGACCTATTCGGTGCCAGGGGTGCAAAGGTTATTAACATGCTCCAAGACGGAAAGGCCGCCATGGAAGCCATGAAAGCCGAGGCCGATAGATTGGGCCTGGTAATGTCGGGCGCGCTTATACAAGGCGTTGAGGACGCTAACGACGCGATTTTGCGTTTAACGTCATACCTGGGCAACGTGTTTAACCGGGTGGTTGCATCCCTGGCTCCAATTATTACCGAAGCGACCGACGCTTTGCGTAATTTTGTGGAAATGAAAATTAATGATTCTGGTGGTATAGCTCAATTTTCGCGTGACATTGCCGTCAATATTGTAAAAGCCGCCCGGTCAATTGTTCAGGCATTTGGTGCGATCACCAATTCGATTATCGGTTTTTCTAACGCCATTGGAAGCGTTGAGAATGTTTACGAAAAATTGTTCGGTGACAAACAAACAATCACCCAAATTGAGGCATCAATTGCCAGCACGGTTGAGCAACTTGAAATGCTCAAAAATATGAGCAAAGGAAATGATGCTTTAATAGCAGCACAAGCCCCACAAGTCAGAGAATTAGAATTAACAATATTAACTTTAAGAGAATTAATAGCGACCGGGCACGTTTTAGAAACAAATCCGATAACGCCCAAAATTAATGTTTCTGGCACACTAAAAACGCTTGATAATTTGGAAGCCAGGTTATCAAAAATAACCGATAGCAATGTCAGTGGTGATGTGACCACAACCGAAACAACTTTGGTCGATGTGACCGGGACAACCGGCAAAGAAAGATTTGCACGCGAGTACGAATTCCAACTAGACCATGATCGACGGATGCTTGAGTTAAATCGAAATCGTTTGGATGCCGAAAATGCAGATAAAAGTGCAGCTTATGGAGTAGCGTTTGAGATGCAAAGAAAATCGTCCCGTATGCTCGAAACCGCACGCAGAAAAGATGCCGACGATTTACGCGACGAAGGGCGGGGCGCGCTTTCATCATTAAGCAGCCATTACAAAGCCGCGTTTGCGCTTAATAAATCCTTTGCTTTAAAAGACGCCATAATCAACACATACAACGGCGTGGCCAAAGCCTTGAATAATCCATTCCCGTTGAATCTAGGTTTTGCAGCGGTTGCCCTGGCAAATGGCATGGCCCAGGTTGCAGCCATTAGGTCCACTCAATTCCGGGCAAATGGTGGACCCATGAGCGCCGGGTCGCCATACATTGTGGGTGAGCGTGGACCCGAATTAGTGGTGCCCAACCAGGCTGCAAACGTGGTCCCTAATGACCAGCTAAGTGGCGGCAATTTCACCATCAATATATCTGCAAATGATACCGCTGGCTTTGATGAATTACTGACCAAACGGCGTGGCACATTAATGAACATAATTAATCAGTCACTAAATGAGCGAGGGAGGCCGGCACTAGCATGAGTTATCCCACAACCCCAAAGTTTAACGCCATAAATCTACAATCGGAAAGCCCGACTTTATTTTCTGAGACAGTCAGCGGCAGGATGCAAAGCCGCAAGATTGGTGGCCAAAAGTGGACCTTCACAGCAACCTATCCACCAATGACCAGGAGCGAATTTAACCCGGTCTTTGCGTATGTCGTTGCCCTGGAAGGTCGCCATGGCGTCTTTACGGTGGTCCCGACAGAAATAAGCACTAGCAGCGGCAACCCCAGTGGCACGGTGACGTGTTCAGCGGCAGCCCTGGGCGCTAAGTCGGTCACAATTGCAGGGCTTACAGGGGCCTTAAAGGCCGGTGACGTGGTTAAGTTCTCAGGGCACACAAAGGTCTATATGTTGACCGCCGACCGCTCTGGCAATGGTGCAATGGCATTTACGCCGGCATTAATAACAGCGGTCACAACCTCAGATACAGTCACTTATTCAAACGTGCCATTTACCGTGCGTTTATCCAATGATGTGCAAGGTTATAAACTGGGCGCTGGTAATTTCTTTAAATATGAAGTCGATTTTGTTGAGGCGCTATCGTGAGCAGACCCATAAATTCCGACACCATTGCCGAACTAGCAAAAGACAGTTTTATAATGGCGCACCTGGTAAAGATCGACTTTGAAACCGCTGTTTTTTTAACCGAGTGTCCACAAAATTTGGTTTATTCTGGCGATACTTACAATTCAAGCAGCGCATTAAAAGGCATATCTAGCGTCACCGAAACCAGCGAGGTTCAAGTGGGCGCGGTGAGTATTACATTGTCGGGGGTAAGCCAGGAATATATCAGCATTTTATTAAGCCAGACTTATATTGATCGACAGGTAACAATTAGCCGGGTTTTATTAAGCAATAGTTATTCAATCATTGGCGCGCCCATATTAATTTATGACGGTCGAATTCAAAGTTTTTCGATTTCAGATAATGACGATACCAGCACGATTGTAATTTCGGCATCATCTCATTGGGCAGATTTTGACAAAAAATCCGGACGCCGAACTAATCACAATAGCCAGCAAATTTATTTCCCTGGGGACTTGGGATTTGAATTCGCACCTAATACCGTCAAGAATTTGAAATGGGGTAGAGCGTAATGGGTTGGTTTAGCGACTTTTTTAGCGATCCCATAGGCACAACGATTGGCACAATCGGCCAAATCGGACAATCCATTATCGACGTCACAGTCGACGTAATTGGCGACGTGGTTTCTTGGTTTGTCGAGATTCCAGAGTTTGACGACCAGCAAAACGCCGCCGCACAATATGAAGGGGTTTTGGTTAATAAGCAGTCAAATGTTGCCACAATACCCGTGATTTATGGCCAGCGCAAAGTCGGTGGAACTAGGGTCTTTATTGGTAGCAGCGGCGCAGATAATATTTATTTATACATGGTCCTGGCGTTAAGCGAGGGAGAAATCCATTCCATTGGTGATGTATATATAAATGATATTTTAAGCACGGATTCTAAATATTCTGGCTTACTAACGATTAACAAATACACTGGTGCAGATGGCCAAGCGGCAGATGCTACCCTGGTTAATGCAAACATTGGCTGGACCAGCGCGCACAAACTAAGTGGCGTTGCTTATTTGGCCATACGCTTTAAATGGGACCAAGACGCGTTTGGAAGCATTCCAACAGTCCATGCCGTGGTGCAAGGCAAGAAGGTTTACGACAGCCGAACCGGCGCCACAGCGACCGTGGCCAACAGTTCAAACCCGGCCTTGTGTTTGCGGGATTATTTAACGAATTCACGCTATGGCAAAGGCTTGGCATCATCATTTATTGACGACACTTTATTTAATACGGCAGCTAACAAGTGTGACGCCCTGGTAACATCTTACACTGGCAGTTCAAACCAAAAGATTTTCACTTGTAACGCAGTTATAAATACCGGTCAAAGTTTAATTAGTAACGTCAAAGTTATATTGTCATCGATGCGCGGCATTATGCCCTACAGCCAGGGCAAATATGGTTTGGTGATTGAGGACCAAGGAAGCGCCACATTTGCGTTTGACGAGTCGCACATTATTGGCGGCATATCTATTCGCAGCGAATCCAAAAAGACAAAGTTTAATAGAATAGTGGCAACCTTCCCGGACCCATCTGCGAACTGGCAGCTAAACCAAATCGAATACCCAATTGCCGGAAGCGCAGAGGAAACAGGTTATTTGACAGAGGATGGTGGCGTCGAGTTGGTCAAAAATATGGACCTTTCATGCACGACTAACATTTACAGCGCCCAGGACATTGCATCAATTGCATTGAAGCGATCAAGAAATGCTTTGATGGTGACGTTCAACAGCACAAGCGAAGCCTTAAATTGCTCTGTTGCAGACATTGTAAGCGTGACCCATTCGACGCCAGGGTGGACCGCCAAGCCGTTTAGGGTCCAAAAATTAACGCTTAATTCTGATGGCACGGTGGCCATATCATTAGTTGAACACCAGGACAGTATTTATCCCTGGTCTGTTA